AACGGAATTGATCGGCAGACGTGGCAAGGGGACCAGCGCCGGGACCGCCAAGGTTTGTGACAGGGCCGGGGGGTGACTGCGGCTCCATAGGTCCACCGGGGGGCGTATTGCCGCCCTGTGAGGCTCCTACGGGCGAATAGACACCATCCTGAGTGCGTTGGGCAGGCGAACCGCCCATCTGCCATTCGGCTGGAGGCAGGCCAAGCGCTGCGCGGGTCGTGTCAACACGGTTGCGGATAGTGTTGAGGCGTTCCAGATTGGCCGCGTCCATTGACCATGACGAGGGCTGGTTAGCGTCCATGAACTGCTTGGCTTCAAAGTCCGATTGCGAACCTTGCCCCGGAACACGAAACGCCGCCGTGCCGAGTTGCGACAATCCAGAAGCCGCCGCGTCGAACTGGCGGTTGCCCGGCAAGGGGAGATATTCCTGAAGCGGGAAGCCCTGTTGAGTGCCTTCGTAAAGCTGCTGAACGCGGTTCACCTGGTCGATCAGCGCGTTGAGGGTGCCCACCTTGGTTTTGAACGCATTGGACTCGTCACCAGTCAGCCCACCTGTTGCCGCCTTCTGGCGCAACGCCTCAATTTCCAGAGACGCCTTTTCAGCATCAGCCGTCGCCTTGGCGATAACCGCTGCCTGTGTCGCAGCCGCCGTTGACGCCTCAATCTGGTCCTTGGCGGTTTTGGCCTGCCTGCCGGGATCGGGACTGCCAAGCGTGATCGGCTGCGGCCCTTGCTGCGTAGGTTGCTGCGCGTTGCCGACGTGACGAATGGGATTGCCCGCCGCATCGACTTCCCAAATGTTGCCTGCTTCATCAATGGCTTGGGGCATTAACGCGCTCCTATGGTGCCGCGCTTGCCGTAATAGGGAACCTTCCCATATCCCGGCAGTGTCGCATGAATGTGATCGCCTTCATTCAAGAGGCGTGCTTGCGGCCCGAAATACTGGCGCAATTGGGCTTCGGTCGCTCCGACGTAATCGGCTGCATCGCCGGTCAGATGATGGCTGTTAGGCTTGCCCCCAACGAGGCGGTTACCTTGAACCGTGCGCCGTCCGCTCGTCATGCGGCCCGGTGCGCTCATCGGGTCGGGAAAGTTACCAGACGCGGGCGGCGTCTGACCTCCATACGGACGGAGTTTTCCAACGGGGGCTGTTGGTGCAGCTGGCGCGCCACCTTGCCCGACAGGAACCATTGTGAACGTGCCATCGCCATTATCAGCGCGCACCCATTGGATTTTCTTCGTCGGGTCCTGATAAACAACCTTGGGCTGTCCATCAGCGCCGATTTCCATCAGGCTCCCGTCGTTGGATTCCCAACGATAGGGCGTCTTCGGCTGGTTCTGCGCCTTCCACTGTTCCCGCTCATACCAGCGCGCGTTCTCCGCCTCCTGTTGCTGCTGCAAAAGGGTCTGACGTTGCTGCTCCTGCTGCCCCGGCCCGTAAATCGGATCGAAACCGCTATTTTGCAACAGAAGGTCACCCACGGTGCCCGCAATCTGTCCCCAAGGCATCCCGCCCTTCTTCTGCATAGGCATTTTGGGCATGGCGTCTCCCATGCCGGGGATCATCCCGCCTACCGCGTCGCCAATGCCTGGTGTGTCATACGGACGGCGCTTGTTACCAAACAGGCCCATTAGATTTTACCTCCCGCAATTGAGAGCGCAGAGCCAAGAATCCCACCAAGCAACCCGCCGCTGCTCTTGCTTGTGCTTGTGCCATTGCTGGTCAGATAACGGCCTGTGAGTTGCGCGATCAGATCGGCCTGAATGTTGGCAGGAAGCGCCGCAAGCGATGTTTCAGCCGCAGCAAGGGCAGGCAGACGCCCCGCTGCGCTGTCCTGCATCCCGCGTTCGTTCGCATAGTCCTGGTAGCGAAGGTTCGACGAATTGCGGCCAATCTCACGCCCCAAAGTGCCTTGGTGATAGGCCGACCCATACCGCCCCGCCCCGCTGAACAGGCTTGCCGCGCTTTCGGTGATGTCCTGATTGCTGTTGTCTATCACGTCATTGAGATACGGGTTGCCCTCTTTGAGATAGTCCCCACTCAGAACGCTGTCGAAATAGCCCCGCGACTTGTCGAGAAGCGGCTGATACCGCCCGACAATAGCCTGCGTGGCATCAAGCGTCGGCTTGGTCTGGTCAAGCGCCTGCTGGACATAGGGTTGCGCGAACGTTGACGGGCCAACCGTCTCATTGCTCGTCGTCTTGGTTTTCTTACTTGACATTCCCATGTCAGATTTCCTTCACCAGCCTGATTTGATGTTCGCGCCAGCCATAGGGTTTGAGCGCACGGCCCCACCCTTCACGGCTTTCAATCGATCCAATGATGCAGCCTTGCGCCTTGCCCCACTCCAGCGCTTGCGGGATCAGAACGCTGACAATATCCGCCATGTCACCCGCCGCGATCAGGCCGTGCACTTCCTTCGCGCCTGTTGGGTAAGTCCGGACTTCGACAATGACCGCCGCGCTGTCAGTGTGCAGCAGTTTGAACACACCATTCAAAAGCAGCACTTCGGTTGACTCGATTGTATAGAACCGTGGGTCCATCACGCCTGCGAATGCGTCACGCCACAATCTGAATATCGCGACGTCCTCGAGCGGGATCACTGCGGGTTAATGTCTGTATTGTCGGCAAGAGGGACAGGCTTTCCACCTGATACCACATTACCCCCCGTCGTGCCGCCCGTTGCGCCACTACTCACCGTACCGCCAGTCGAAACCGTGCCGCCGTCAGAAACCGATTGCGCGGGCGTGTCAGACGGCATGGCGAAGATGTCCCCGCGATAGTCGGGGATGGCGAACGTATCTACTCCGTCACCGCCGAACGTGTCGCGCAAATGCTCAAACAGTTGCGGGAATGAAACCCTGTCCAAAATGCTGCCATCACAAAGCAAGTGGTTTGGCACTGCGTCAGGGACGGAGAAGAATGCCAGCCGCCCTGCCTGCAAGTGCCCTGATTGATTGGCGACAAATGCCCCCTTTACCTTGCGGTTGAACTCGTTTTGGTCATTGTAGCGCGCGGGAACCACCGTTGCCGCTGTCGTCTTTGTGCAGATAAAGACATAGATTGGCGTCACAGGGCGACAGCCTCATGCCAGTCAACCCGAACGCCAAGCTGCCACGTTCCAGCAGCGTCCATCGCAGCGGGGTTGCGGATCGCCAGAAGTTGACCGGGCTGCAACACAATCGGCGCGCTCTCGGTCGCTGCGAACTCGAACACCACCTCGCCATAAGCCCCCGCAGCGCCAAGATGCGAAAGCGTCATCACGGCGAAAGGTGTAGTTTCATAAGTGATGCCGGTGACGGTCAGCGCCGCCGTGGCAGAGATACGCATATCGCCGCCCTGTGCCGTGTTGAACTCGGATAGCTGGTCGGTCGTGCTTTTCTGTGCCGCCGCCGCGATAGCCGTCCCCGCCGCTGCCGCCGCGCCGCTACCACGATACAGTTCAAGACGCCGCCCGACTGTAACCGGCGTGGTGAACGCCACAACCGTTGTCCATTGCAACCGGATGCGCTCGATAAAGGCCAGCCGCGTTCCCGCGCTCGGATCAAGGCGCATGGCAAAGACCGACGCATTCGCCGCCAGTGCTGCCGCCATGGTCCCCGTTGTGGCACAGACGGAATAGCCCTCACCCCGGCAGACAATCGATGAACGCAAGCCCCTGTTCGGCTCGACCTCTGCAATAACCCCGGCATTGCCGCGCGCTTGAACCGACATGCTAAACCCCTATGCAATTGAAGTCGTAGCGGCCCCACGTTCCGAACGGAGCGGACGCGCCAACGGTAAAACCAACCCCCGGATTGATCGCCACAACGCCTGCCGACAGGCATTCAATTAAAGCATCTTCCGGGTCGTGATCAGATGTTGTGGGGATTGCAGGGCTTACGACAATCCTTGACGCAGCTACCACCCATGTCGCAGCGACCGATGCTTCCGCATAATCCCCATTTGCGCCAAAATCGACTTGCGCCACCACCGAAGAACCAGACGCCCCAGATGGCGCGTAAAGCGTGTCAGCAACCGCCTGCGTTAGTTTTCCGTCCAGAGCCGTTTGCAGCCCTGTGACGCTTGCTATGTCCTGCGTATGTGTCGCGGGCGGGAACGTCACAGGCTTTCCTTCGACGCTATCCCATGTTGCAGAGCCGCCCGCCACCATCCCTTCAATCGCAGCAACCGGGATGCGAGGGATAAAATCACGAACACGGCTCATCGGCGTGGCAGGCTGTAATTGATGGGTAAAATCACAGACGAATCCGGCTCATTTTGCCTGAAATAATCCATAAGGGTCTTCGCCCCGCTCGTTTTCATATTGTGGGGGCTAGCCCAAAAAACCCAACCGCTAGGGCTATTCACCCACTGCCCCCCCGGAGTGTCGGGGCTGCTGTATTGGCTTTCATTGGAAAAGGTGATGTGATTTGGTTTTTTCCATGTATCCGGCAAGTGACCTTTTACAGGATCAACCTTGCCTTGAAACGCCCCTCGCAAATCGTAATCTGCGGTTCCGCGAAGGTTCGGGGGCAAACTCTGTGACCAACGTGCAAAGTCAGCCTCTTGTTTTGGGTCTAGCCTTGTATCGTAACCTTTCGGGCGTTTCCCAAAAATACTCACCGCCCTGCCCCCGCCTGCCCGGTCGGCTCAAAGCCCCGCATATAGGTCCACGTTGCACCCGTCGCCGTGACGAACTCGAATGAACTATACCGACCGCTTGTCCTGATCGGCATGTCGCCACTCGTCACCGTCGAGGTGTAAACGTCCAGATCAGGCGTGTCGCCAAGCCGCTGTTTCTGCCCCACAGTCAGCGTGACATTACCAACGATGTCACTTTCAAACCGTATCGCGCGAAGATCGGCGCGACGGCCTTGAAATATCTCGATGTCATTCGTCTTGATTGTCGCCACCATGGGCGCTCCGTCGAACGTGCCCAGCTTGTTATTGCTGGCGAAAATGTAGAATTGAGGCGCGCCACCGCGAAACTTGGCATCGTCAAGTGGAAGAAGCCCGGAGCCGTCGATATTGTCATCACTCACCCCAACGTCGGGGTCGGTTTCGTCAATCGAAATGCCTTTGGTGACGCCAGCGAACACAATCGGCCCGGCATAGGGGATCGTAAACCAGCGCTTGAGCAGCCAGTTATAGCCCCATTGCTTATCTGCCATCGACCAAATGACGCAATCGTTGAACGGATCGACCGCCGTTGACATGCTCGCCCAATCCGAATTGTCGTATTGAGTGGTAAAGGTGCGGTCCACTTCCTCCTGACCAATCGGAACGGGCTGCGATCCGTCCCACATCATGAAACCATCATCGGACAGGAAGAAGCCCAGCCGGCCCCACTGCGCTACAGAATGCGGCGTGACGCAGCCAATCGCGCTTGAGACCTCATTGATGTCAAAAATGACGTTGCCGCCCACATAATCCATGACGCAGATACGGTTGCGCTGCAAAATCACGCCGTATTCGCCAGACAGAATGCCGTTCACCCGCCCGCCTGAAGGAAGGCGCTGGAAATCCGATTGATCCAGCCCGTAAGACCAGCCTTCCGCGTTGTTGATCGCAGACCATGCAATCTTCATCGCCTCGCCATCAGCCACGGTCGCAACCAGAAAGTCCTTCACCACCGCAAGGCTTTCACAGACGGGAGGATTTCCCCCCAGCGCCGAAACCGTCATCGTGGTCAGGTCGATCTTCTGCATTGGGTCCGCGCCGTTCGTGGCAATCGCCAACCCGCCGAACTGTGCATAGCGCCAGCGCTTGTCGCCCTGAATCGAATAGCCCGAACCAATGGACTGCCAACCACTTCCAAATGCCCTGTAAAGGCTCGTAGAGGTCCCCGAGACGATGACAGCCGTTCCGGTAGGGCTGGTGAACGTAGCACCCCCCTTGGACGTCGCAGGAAGCGCAGAGAACGATTCTGTCCACTGACCAACAGGGCGATAACCATCGGCCATAGGATAGCAGCCGTCTGCCGTCCGCACCGTCGCGTCATTCAAGCGAGCGGGCCGGTCAGGCTGCCAAGGGCCGAAGGGGTAGATCATGCGCGAACCGCGCTGATTGAACGAACCTTGTGCGAGCCTTGGACAAGCGGCTTGTTGCCATAGCGCGCTTTAATCTCTGCCTGCATGATCTGCCCCATGATCTGGTCAGAGCGGGCCTTTACAGCCTCAATTCGAGCGTCATTCTTGACGTAAAACTCAGCCTGGGCCAGCGTTGCGAAAAGATACAAATCAGGGTGGCCCGTCATCAGCCAATTGACAGGATCAATCGCAGTCAGCGGGGGAATCTTGGCATAATAAGCCAGCGTCACAGTGCCACTCGTCGGGACTGCGCGAAAGTGGAACTGGTCATCGTACAAAGCGAAAACGCGGGCCGTACCACTAACGTCGTCCATCGACGCAAGGTCAGCGGGTGTCACTTGGTCAAGTTCGTAATCGCCAATCTTGATCCAGCGCATCCCCGCAAAGTCGGCGGGCTTGGCTACAGCCGCAGCCGCAGGGCTGGTCGCCGTGGACTCCATTTCCATAACACGCAAGACGCGGTTAAACTCCGATTCCGCAAGGACAATCATATCCGGTATGATCGCCGCCAAGTCGGCACGGTTGAGCCACCCGTGAACAGCGGTCACGAGGTCTGCATAGTTCGCGAGCGCCATCGGTCAGCCTCAAATGATAAAGTGGTTGATCCGCAAATAGCGGTATTCGTTGCTATTCAGGAGGCGTTTGACGCCATCCTTGTGGGCAGGGTTCCAGAACTCGATTCCGTACTTGTCCAGCCACTCATATTGAACCTCGGGGGGAATAGACGCAGCAAGGCGCATGTCCTTGCCCATCCCTTCCCCCTCAAGACGCTTGTTCTGGTCAATGACCTCCTGCGTTGCCGAACAATCAATCTCGTCGATGATATATTCGCCGTCAGCGTCCCACCCGAAATACTGGCGAACACCAGTCAGTGGGTCAAAGTCCAGAAGTTCGCGATTCATGCGATGACGCCCGCGTCCTTCAGGGGTTTGGCCTGATCCGCCGTCAGTTCAACGGTGTTGTCCGCACCATCTTCCCAAATCACCTTCTCGCCATCCGCACCAGTCACGATATTGCCTTTCGTGACCTTGTAGGTTTTGATGTTTTCCATGTCCGTGTCCTCAAAAAAGGGGGAGAGCCGAAGCCCTCCCCGGTTGGTTACGCCTGGACGTCTGCGATGTTCGCGTTGCCCAGTTCGTTGTGGCACTTCAGCGTCCACTCAGCCGACAGCATCTTGCGATCCGAGTGGCCGGTCTTCGCGAGGTCTTCCGTTTTGAAGCGCTGGAGATACAGCAACGTCCACAGCGACGGGTCGATGACGAGAACGTCGCGCCCCGTGGTGAAGCGCGACGGAACAAACGACACCTCGCCGAAGTCGGAGACGTAAACGTCAGCCGCCCCGATGATGGTTGCCCGCTTGTTGCCCGTTTCACGGCGCTGATCGGCAATGCCGGTGAAGCCCGAAAACGTCTGCTTGATCGGGCCCGACATCAGGCACATCGAAGGCTCGCCGCCCTCATTCCATGCATCCTGAAGCGCGTCCTTCAGCATGGCTTCCGTGACCGTGCGCAGCGTGCCATTGGTCGCAGCGGCGTTGATATAGCCACTGGTCCCGCCGGACAGGGTTGCAGCAGCACCACCAACACCGCGCGAGCCATTGGTGCGAGTGAACGCCACCGCGCCAGCCGACTTTCCTGCAACGCCGTCAGCCAAAGGAACCGCCGCACGGTTGCCGCACGCGGCCTTTTCCATGTCGCGCTTGATTTCCTTGGACTTCTTGAGTATTTGGTAGCTCATCTTCGTCTGATCGCCTGCGGAATTGACCGCCTGCGTGGTGGACGAAATGCCGACAACCTTGTCAGAAAGCTGCGTGTAGTTCGACAGGCGGACAGCATCGGTCAGTGTGTCGTTGGCGGCATCATCACCGTTGATCACCGCGTTTTCCGAATCCGCTGCTGCCAGCGTGTCGGTCAGCCATTCCGGGTTGGTTTGGCCGGTCTTGCCGGAACCGATGTTCTGAATGAACGGAGTCGCGGTCGGTGCAATGTTGGTGATCGTATCGTGCAATTCTTCACGAACAGCGACCTTGCCGGTGCGCTGGAAAGTTCCACTGGGTACTGCCATGTTGAAAATCCTTCTAAGGGAGGGGCGACGTCTCGCGACGTGAAAGCCCGTTAGAGGCCCATTGCCTCGAATGCGGCCAAAGCATCGGCATCGCTGCCGGTTTGCCTCAACCTTGTGCTTGCTTCGGAAAATGCGCGGGCCTGTCCGCTACCCTTGGGTTGGGCGGTGCCGGGCTTCATCTGGACTGGGGCTGGCTTGCCTTTCGCGGATCGCACCGCTTCCATGCGCTTCGCCATCAGGTCGCGATATTTCACGGCGTCGGCACGATCATTGGCAATCTCGTTCAGCGCGAGAATGTCACGCGCAGACAAATCAACCAACTCATCGTCTTCAAACCGGTAATGCTTCGCCGCTTCAACAATGCGGGTGGCAATTTCCTGCCGCTTCACCGGGTCATTCCACTCCGGCAAATCGCGAGCAAGGATGGATCGCTGCTCCGCGTCAAAACGTTCCTTCTGTTGGGCTTCCAATGCCTTGGCTTGGCTTTCGGCTTCCGTCCGCTGTTGCGCGATATTCTCGCGGTAAGCGTTCATCTGCTCGTACACCATAAGCTGGCGCTGGTATTCCTGCGGGTTCGTCTGGATAAGGCTATAATCAGGCCGGGGGGCCTGAAACATTGCCTCATACTGCTCCAATCCAGCCGCGTATTGCCGCTGAATTTCAACCACTTGGGCTTGCGCATTGGCGGTAGCATCACGCTCCGCCTCAGCCGCCCGTGTGGTGGCCTGCTGAACTTGCATGTTGCGGCGCGCCTCGATGGCAGCAACGGACTGTTGCTGTTCGGGCGTCATCGTCGCAAACACCGCCTTTTCTTCAGCGTTGAAACTGACAGGCGCGGGGATGGCCGGGGCTTCCGGTTCCTCTCCCTCGTCAATTTCATCCTCGATGACTTCGGCGTCGTCATCGCCGGGGTCTTCCCCGTCGGCTTCTTCGTCGTCGCTCAGTATCCGGTCGAAAGCGTCAACTGCGGCGGCGTCATCATCTGCCGGGCGCACGTCAACGGCTTCCAACACTTCGTCAGTGTCAGGATGGGCCATCTTGTGTCCTTCATGGGAAAATGCGTCTCACGACGCGATGCGGGCTGTTAAAGGCCACCCCTGCCTAGTGAGAGCCACCGGCGCTTGCGCTCCGGCAAACTCGCAATCTGGTCAGCGTAATCAACCTCGCTTTTGGCGATCTTGCCCGCGTCGATATAGGACCGGATATGGTCCTCAACCATGTCAACAATCCGAGAAGCCAACGCTAGCTTGTGCAGCGCTGAGGCGTGTTCGGTCATCGATAAGCCGTCAAGGCGACCCGCTTTGGCAAAATAATCCATGCGGATATCGTCGAGCATTTCCCGAATGCCACCCTCGCCATTATAGGCTTGCTTCCATTGGTTGCCGCGAATGATGGGGTCGGTCATTCAGCAAGACTCCCACCGGGGCGATTCCTTGAAAGCGTTGCCGTCTCAGCAAGATTGGCCCTGCGATCCGCCATACGCTCTTCCATCATCATGCGACGTTCCGCCAATTGCTCTTCCATCGCCATGCGCTGCTGCGCCAGTTGCGCTTCAAAGTCCGCCTTGTCGCGCGCCAATTCAGCTTCAGACTGCGCCTGATCCCGTGCCAGTTGGGCCTTAAGCCCTGCTTCCTGACGCATAAGGTCCATCTTGGCCTGCGATGAAGCCTGCTCACCCTTCAGTTTTTCTGCTTGAAGCATGGCTTCAGCTTGCGCCTTCATCATTTCAGGGTCGGGCTTTTCTTCCTTCATCCTTGGCTGGCCCGTCTCAGGGTCAATATCGCTTTCAGGATCAAGGAAGAAGTCTCCGGGGTCGCCAAGGTCCATATCGCGGATCAAGCCAGCCGCAGTGTTGTAAAGGTGCTTGTCTTCGACGATAGCAACACCATTCGCCTTCGCTTCAGCCTGAATGCCCGCGATTGACATGCGATAGCCGATCCGGCGATCCTTGCCGTTGGTGCCCAAGCCGACCTTGATCGATAAATCCATATCTTCCGGCCATGTGGACGGGTCAATGGGCGTAAACTGCTTGCCAATCTTGACCGTCAACTGCTCCCCGTGCATCCGAACAAGGCGCATCAGTTTCAGGAACATTTCAGCCATCGCCTCACCAAAGTTACGGGCGACATACCTGATTTGCTTTTCGCCAGCCGCCATCAACTGCGACTGCCCACGTGCCGTGTCGTTCAGCGCGTCTTTGTCCATCCCCTTGCCGAGTTCCAGAATGCCCGTGCGCGACTGGCGGCGCTGACTGAAACGCTCAAGAACATTGAGCGATTTGGATAGGTCAAAATTCTCCGACATGTTAACCGGCGCTTGCAACCCCTTGCCGCGCACAATCCCGCCCGGTCGAACGGTCAGTAGATCGTCAATCGTTGTTTCTGTCGTGGACTCTTGAGGCAACCACCGCCGAGGTGTATTGCTGGCGTAAAGCCCGTCGAGCATCTGGCGCGTGATGACACTTTCAACCCGCTGATCAGGCATGACCTTCTCGGACAAACCCTTGCCAACCATGCGATGCGCGCGCGGATAGGGGCACCACCCCACAAAAGGCTGTTCTTCCCACTCCTCCCACGACAACAGAACATCACCAACACGAAAGGCGCGGATCAACTCGGAAACGCCGTCTCCGTCAATGTCAAGCCAGTCATATTCCTCATGCAGGATGACTTCGCGGTTGTTACCCTTGCGTGCCCGATCCTCCCAGTTCTGATTGCGCCACCGCGCCTGTGACCGCTGGTCGGTGTCAAGTGTATCGCTTTCAACCGGCAACGATTCCACAGTCTCGCGATCAAAACCCATAGCGATCAGGTCAGACAGGGTTTTGCGGCATGAATGCGAGCGATACACCTTGTCATCAATCGACTTCATGCGAGGAGAGAATGAAAACTCTTCCGACGGGATGGGAAGAACCTCAAAGCGCTTGACCGCTCTTTCTTCGCGGTGGGTGATCGAGAATGTACCGTCGCCATTATCGGCTGCTTCAACAATCTGTGACTCGTCGAACGTCGCAAGCAATGCTTCAGGCACAACAGCCTTGTGCTTTGTCACCTTCTTTTCTTCGAGACAAGTCACCTTCACTACACCAAAAATCTCGTTCAGGCCGGATTGCAGCCAGTCAAGCGTGATGCGATAACCCCTTTGGCGGCGCATGAAGAGATAATGAACTGCCTCGGTCGCTTCGGTCGCAGCCTGTTCGCTGGCCTCGTCATTCGCCTCAAATTCAACCACACGATCACCGCTGACAAAGGCTTCCATGATGTCAACGGTCATGTCATCAACGGTCTGCTCTACAACCGGCTCGATGTACTGCGAAAGTCCGTCTTCTTCGTCTCCAAATGGTTCGCAATCGTAAAACTCAAGCGCGTTGGTTTGGCGGTCGGCAAGGTCTGTGTTATAAAACTGGCTCGCCGCATCGCACTCTGTGCGCAGGTGCGAAACGATTTCCTCTTCAGTCATAGGGGCTTCGTTCATGCTATACCCCTCTTTGGATAATTAATCGGCTTCGAGGCAACAGGTTTTGGCCTGATCGCCGCACTCTCAAATGATTTGTAACCGTGGCTAAACTCGTCATGCCGGGGATGGTCCTTGTAGACCGCCCGCTTTTCATCCCATTCCTTGCGGTAATTGTCCAAGCACTGGATCAGACGCTGGCAACGTTCTTCATCAATGTAGACACTAGGCAAAAAGGCCCTTGAGGCGTCGATACCCTCTTGCTCTGTCCCGATCCGCTTCAGGATGTCGATGGGATTGATACCGGCCTTCTGCGCCTTCTCGCTACGCGTCTCAACCGTGTTGACGTCCTGCTGTCTGTGGGCTGCGTCGTGCGGCATATAATGGCGCGAATAAGAATATCCTTTCGCCAGCAATATCCCCGCGTAGTGCCCCCAAGACTCCCCGTTATTCTCATAAAAGTCGATGGCCCGGCGCTCCATCCCGACATCCTGCCAGAATGTGATCGCCGTGCTGTCGTTCAATCCCAAATCCCATGTCGTATAGACAGGAGCGTCTTCAATCGGCAGGCGGCAAATGCGCTTTTCCTTGCGCATCTTCGCCATCTGCTTGGCGAAGTAAGCCCCCTCAACACTAGCCTCAAATGCCTCTTCCGGCGTGGTCGGGAACTCTCGCTTCATGTCCTCGTCTTGCTGCTCCGCCTTCTTGACATACCAGGCGCGTTGCGGGTGGCTCAACTTAATCCCCTTGCTTTCGATCTGCTCGAAATATTCTCGATCTTCCGTCGTCTCACCAACATCGGCGCCCATCTGGTATTTCTCATCAAGATACCAAGGGAAGAAATGGAATTTGAAATCCATCGGCGTTGGATCGCCACCCGACAACGCGCGGTCCTGTGCTTTTTTGCACAACTCGAAGAAATGCCCCGCGTGCCCTTCAGCCGTCGATTCAATCCTGATCTTCTGCCCGACATGAACCGTGTTCAGCGCGCCCGACTTAACCTCCTTGGCTTTGTCTGGGAACTTGGCGCACAGCTTCCCATATTCCGAAATGTGCAGCCGCTGAAACGTCCCTGAGCGCAGCGATGTGCCAACACGGATCGATGAACCATTACCGAACCGCATCGCCCTCGTGCTGTCCTGTGTCGCCGGGACCAGCGCCTTGAACTCGTCGGGCAAGCTATCGTAAGCAAACCTGATCTTGTTGTGGAAAAACGCCTCCGCGTCCTCCCGATTATGAGCGATAACCCCCGCAGCCGTGTTCGGTATAAAGAGGCAGTCGTCCAGATAGTCCAACTGAATGACCGTCGTGAAGCCAAGCTGGCGAGCCTTCAGCACCAAATCAAAGCCATGCTGCTCAGCCAGGAATCGTTCCTGAATTGGGCGCATCCGAAAGGGGACGCGGTTTCCCTCTTCATCCTGAACAGCGTAAAATCCATCTCGCAGCCGTGCCAATTTATCAGGCCAGCGCTGCAAGCAAAGGTCTATGAAAGACCCAGCCACTTCGCCGCCTCCGGGCTAAACGAATGATCGACCTTCAGTTCGCGTTTCTTGTCATCGCTGAAGGCATTTGAGAGCTTGCCCAGATACCAGCGCTCTGCATCAAAGGCCAATCGGCCCAATGCTGCGTCTGGCGCAGACTTGGCATCTTCGACCGCCTTATCCCCACGGATCAGATAGCCCGCTTCCCGCGCGCGCGTTATCTGCGCAGCGAATTGTTCGTCGTCATTCATCCAAACCTGAACAGAACGAACCGACGGCATATCACTATCACGACAGACGCTAACAAGGCTGCGTCCTTCTGCGAGGCGCGCGCACAATTCTTCGCTTGTCGCATCTTTCAGCGAACTATCCATAATCCCTCACTCCCGGCTTCCTTGCGGATGGGCCGGTGATTGGTGTTAAGCGGTTTGTGCCTTGAACTCTCCAGACACAGGACACGCCAGATCAATGAATTGGCCTGAGGCAAGATATTGCCCGTTGGTGCTGCTGGTTGCGCCATTGTTCGACACAACGCAGTTTTCGCCAGCGGTCAGGCGAGCAAAGGCCGCACCATTTGGTTTCGTGCCCGCGTCAGCGCTTGAT